GGGAGAAGACGCGCAAGCTGCGCAAGATACACAAGTGGATACTCAGCGGCGGCGGCGTGCTGGAAGACAGCGGCTACATCGCCGGATCGCATATCCCCATTGTGCCGGTCTATGGCAAGCGGTGGTTCGTTGATAACCGCGAGAGGTTCATGGGCGCGGTGAGGTTGGCCAAGGACAGCCAGCGCCTGAAGAACATGCAATTATCGAAACTGGCCGAGATCAGCGCCTATTCTGCTGCGCGCAAGCCGATCATGACCCCGGAGCAGATTGCCGGGCACGAGGTCGTCTGGGGGAATGACAACGTAGAGAACTACAGATACCTGCTGCTCAACCCGGTGACGGATGGCCAGGGCAATGAGCAACCGATGGGGCCAATCGGCTATTCCGAACCGCCTGACATACCTCAACCCCTCGCAGCCCTGCTACAGATCACCGAGCAGGATGTGTCAGACCTGATGGGAATGCAGGACGCGGCCGAAGAGATGACGCCCAATATAAGCGGCGTTGCAATAGAGCTGATCCAGACCCGCGTTGACCAGAACAACTTCATTTACATGTCCAACATGGCGAAAGCGGTCAAAAGATGCGGTGAAATCTGGCTGTCGATGGCAAGGGATGTCTACGTCGAACGCGGCCGGAAGATGAAGACGGTGGCCGAGAGCGGTGACATCGCAGGCATCACGCTGAACACGCCCACCATCGACGAGGAAACCAGCGCCACGGTCTACGCGAACGACTTGGAAAAGGGCGAAGTTCGATGTGGCGGTTACCGTTGGGCCAAGCAGCGAAAGCAAGCGTGCAGGGACGGTCCGATCACTGGTCGGAATGCTACAGTTCGCCCAGAATGACCCGGAGATGAGCACCGTGCTGACCTCAATGGCCATGATGAACATGGAAGGCGAAGGTCTGAAGGATGTGAGGAAGTTCTTCAGGACGCGCCTCGTCAAGATGGGCGCCGTCGAGCCGAACGAAGAAGAAATGCAGGCAATGGAGGCGGAGCTACAGGCGCAGGAACCTGACGCTAACGTTGCGCTCCTCATGGCAGAGGCCGAGAAGAGCCAGACCCAGGCCTTGCTTAACGTCGCACGGGTAGCCGAGACGGAAGCCAAGACGGCTAAAACGATGGCCGATATTGACAGCCAGGCCAAATCTGACGCACTGAAGGTACTTAAAGAATTACGGGAGCCAGCGCCCCTACGCTGAGAGGACTACCAATGACAGACAAGGCAGGGATTGCAGATCAGGACATCGAGGAACTGGACGTAGCTCCGGAACTCCCCGAGACCGAAGACGAGACGCCCGAGGGTGAGAACCAAGCCGCCCCGGATGACTCCGAAGAGGAACTGATCGTCACAATCGGGGAGGAAGCGCCGCCTCCGGAAGAAATAGACGACAAACGCGCACCGGATTGGGTGCGTGAGGTTCGGGCTAAAGACCGCGAAAAAACCCGCAAGCTGCGTCAAACAGAAAAGGAACTGGAAGAAACCAGGAAAAAGCTAGCATCTTACGAGCAGCAGAAACAGACGCAGCTTGGACCGAAGCCCACGCTTGAAGCCTGCGATTATGATGCGGATCTGTTCGAACGTCGTCTCGATGCCTGGAAGGAACGCAAGGCCGTTACCGACCGGCAGGCAGCAGAAGCTAGGGAAACCGAAGCCAAGCGCCAGCAATACTTCAACAGTAAGTTTGAGGCCTATTCGACACGGAAGGCTGAAGTCATTGGCAAGATCAAGGACTTCGCGGATGTAGAGGAAACGGTCTTACACGCGCTCGATGATACGCAGCGCGGTGTAGTACTGGCACATGCAAAGGACCCGGCACTTTTGCTGTATGCCATTGGGAAAGATGAAAAGCGCCTGCAAGAGCTGGCGAAACTTTCCGATCCTGTCGAGTTTATTTTCGCGGTCGCGCGCATGGAGACGCAGATGAGAACCCAGTCCCGCAAACCCCAGTCCGCCCCGGAAAAAAGTGTCAAAGGCTCTGCCAGCACAACCGGTTCGGACAAGCGGCTCGATCAGCTATACGACGAAGCAGCCCGAACCGGCGACCTGACGAAGGTCCGCGCATATAAGGCCTCGCTCAAGAAGTAGCCTGATCCTGGCGCCAACCAGGAGCAATACCAATGCCTAACGGCTTTTCTAAAGAAGAAGTGGTCGCGTTCGACCAGCTTCTTGAGGGCTTTCAGGACGCCCTCGTAATGTCCCGCAACGTCGCGGTGTACCGCACAGACCAGACCATGATGGAGCGGTCAAATGACACCATCTGGCGCCCGCAGCCGTACATCGGCCTGAGCTATACTGGTTCTGACGCGACGACCAACTTCACCGACTACACGCAGTTGTCCGTGCCTGCTTCGATCACGACGCAGAAGCACGTTCCGTGGATTTTCACGGCCAAGGAACTGCGCGATGCGTTGCAGGAACAGCGGATCAGTTCATCGGCTGAACAGAAACTGGCCAGTGACATCAACCAGTCAGTGATCGACGCGGCAACCTATTACGGGTCCGTCGTGGTCAAGCGTCCCTCTGCCGCCACAGGCTTTGATGACGTGGCCCAGATCGAGGCTGTGTTCAACGAAAGCGGCGTCTCGTTCGAGGACCGTAAGCTGGTGCTTTCGACCCGCGATTATAACGGCATGGCTTCTGACCTCCAGAAGAACAACCCGTTCGTTCGGCGATCCGATCTCTAACGAGGCCCTTCGCCGTGCGACTGTTGGCATGGTGGCATCTTTCGACACCTACAAGGCTGACTATCTTCGTCGCCTGCCTGGTGCTGCGGGTGGGGCAGGTATCCAGATTTCGACACTGGACGCTGGCCTTAACTACTACATCCCGCAGGCCACTTCGACGGCTGTCACGGGTGAGATCAACAACGTGGACAACCGTTTCGACAACGTCACCGTGAGCACCACGGCCAGCGTTGCCGTTGGCGATGCGTTCACGATTGCGAATGTCAACCGCGTCCACATGATCACGAAGGAAGACACTGGCCAGCCAATGACTTTCCGTGTGGTTGAGGTAGTCAACGGCACCACGCTGAAGATCACGCCTCCGATCATCAGCAACCAGGTCGCTAATTCCGCCTCTGCGCAGTATCAGAACTGCGTTGTGACTGCGAAAAGCGGCACGGCGGCAATCACGTTCCTCAATCCTGTGGCGGCGTTTGCGAACCCGTTCTGGAGCAAGGACGCGATTGAAATACCTGCCCGGTCGCCTTGCTATCCCGAACGACGCCGGTGCGGCTGTCATGCGGGCGAGCACGGATAACGGTGTCGAGGTGGTGATGCAGAAACAATTCGACATCAATACCCAGCGCATCAAGTTCCGCGTTGATACCCTATACGGCGTTGTGAACAAACAGCCGCAGATGTCCGGCATTATCCTGTTCAACCAAGGCGGATCGTAAGGAGATTATTATGAGCGCACAGCAAGCAATAGGTCCGTTTGGCTCTACTGAACTTACCCTGGCCGTCGGTCAGGCAGTGGCAGTCTCGTCTATGGGCGACTTCAAGGTCTACCGCCGCACTGGCGTGGTAGCCTATTCATGGGTGGAGGAAGTCTCGGCTAGCAATACCGAGGTTTCTGTCGGCCCTTACGCAGGTGTCACTGTGGTTCGCATTGATGGCGGGGCATGGAACACGCTGTATAACCAGGGGACGGCAGCAGTTGCGGCCGAGACCTTCGGCGGGGCTAACCCGACGCTTAATTCCTATGTGTATTTCAACCACTTCACCACGTATGACGCGACGGAGTGGACGATCACGACAACGGAAGCAGGCGCTGGTTCTGCTACGGAAGTCATTGCAGGTGAGGCAGGCGGTGTCCTGCTGATCACCAACGATGACGCTGACAACGACGCGGACTTCTTCCAGCTCAAAGGGGAAATGTTCAAGTTCGTTGCCGGGAAGCAGTTGTGGTTTGAAATCCGCCTGAAGACCAACGATGCCACGGAAACGGACATCGTTGCGGGTCTCCAGATCACGGATACGACCCCGCTGGCAGTGTCTGACGGCGTGTATTTCATCAAGAATGACGGCGCAGCGACGGTTGACTTCGTGGTCAACAAGAACTCGACGCTCACGACTGCAAGCGCTGTCGCCACCATGGCAAACAACGAGTATATCATTCTCGGGTTCTACTATGATGGCGCAGGCGTGCTTGAATACCGTGTCAACCGCGAGAAGATCGGCACCTCGGTGCTGACGAACCTCCCGGATGACGAGGAGCTGACGGTCTCGTTCGGTATCCAGAACGGTGCCGCTGCGGCCAAGACCCTGAGCGTGGATTATATCCGCGTCGAGGCAGAAGCCTGATAGAGTGGGGCGGTGTAACAGCCGCCCCATTTTACATGGAGAATAAATGATTGAGTTCCCAACCCTGCTTT